TTCGACAAGGCTCCAACCTGAAGTATCGTGGGCGTACACGTTGTTGGAGGACGAACCATAGGCGACTACGCTGTCGGGCATTGCAGTCCAAACAACGTCACCATCAACCGTTATCTCTTGAACATCAGTTCCATCAATGGTGGCAGCACTAATTTCGTCCCCATCAATTGTTACCATAATTATGTTTTGAAATTGATGACTCCATCAGTATCTGAACCATCCTTCTGAATCTCGTAGTCGTCCCAGTTCGAAGAAGTCACGTCCGATGGCGTTGTATCGGTGTAGTCTGTTGTGTGCGCTTCATTTCCGTGTGGATCGTCTGCCTTAGAATCCAAATCCGAAATACTAGCACTATCTGCATGGGGGTTGCCAGAAGTTCCTCCAGAAGTTGAATCGTGATCTATATCCGAAGACTCTTGAATATCAGTCCCACCAATTATATTCCACGTTTCTCCATCATATATATAAAGAATGGATTCATCTGTAGCTAAATACCAAGAATTTTCCGGGGGGTCATCTGGTCTATTTGATATAGTGTCTTTTTTAACCAACTCTTCATCGACAATATCAATAAAATCATAATAATCGTCATCCCACGGATCCTTTTCAAAAGCCGGTTTAGTTACAGCATGATATGGACTATCTTCATCAGTATCTAGATTTGTCATATTTTACCTTACTCAAAAGTACCGGAGAGGTTGCCAGAGCGGAATACAGGTGCATCGCCCTCCGTAACATTCACCGAACTAACCATAGAATCTTTACCGATAGCATTATCGCTATCTTCAGATCCATCCCACAAACTAAAGTGTGTTACTTCCCCCCATTCTTCTAATGCCTCATCAAACACAAAATCGTTTGAGTTTTGGAAATTGCCCGGTGATGTCTCTTCCCAATCTGACGAAACTGTACTTTCATACCGTGAATAGCCATCTGCACCATCATCAGGATCTAACTCATTCTCTTCAGCATCATCTCCCGGCTCTCCATCATGAAGAGCAACATAAATAGTTGTTAGCGCAGAATCAAAATCTTCACCCTCTGCTATCCATCCCGAAACTTGACTTTTAATGTAATTTGTAGCATCCATACTTTAAGTACCTCCAAACCGCCGTCCAAATGTCTTACCAAATGGTCCTGCAAGATTTTCATCCAGTTCGCCTTCAAAATCTAACGAATATTTAGAATCTCCCAAAACAGAAATAATTTTATTTGAATTTGCTAATAATTCTAATATAAACTGCAAACAACCAACTGAAGACCACTTCATATCCGCAATTACATCTTCAAAAATAAATTCGTAATCAACATTTGCCCTTTCAGATATTTCTTTATTTGATTTTGAATCAATATTAAAATTATATTCAAGTAAAGATTCAGATGTAATAAGTTTATTCACTTCCTCATCTAAAACCAAACTATATTCTAACTCACCGTCAATAAATGATGTAACTGTAAACAAATTACCATTGACAAATAAAACATAATTTACTTCTCCAGAATTTAATTTATTTACTCCCGTTCTGGCATCAGTAAAGTGTTTGGGATATGGAAGTGCTTTTGATGTAATAGTTCCTTCACGAATGTTTTCTAAACTGCCATCCTCGGGGACAGAAACATTTTCAACGGAAAGAAAGTATTCTTTTTTATCATAATGAAAATAATTATCTGAAGCGTCATTAGAAATTAATTCTTTAGTTTCAGAACGCTGCTTTTCAACATTTAATCTTTCGGGATGTGTCTGTTCCAAAAGAGTAAACTCAATCTCAATTTCTTTACCTTCATCAGATCCCGATAGAATAATGTTAGTATCTTCTCCAATTAAATCTATCTCGTCTGTTTCTTCTCCCTTAGAAATAGTTACTTCTTGAATAGAAGAAACGGGGACATCTCCAATATAATGAGTCATGGTTCACTCTCCGAATAATATTTGGGCCACGGAAAATACCGACCAACGATCTCTACAGAATTAACAATTCTACTTGAACCATCATCAGTAAAATTAACATCCTCAACGAGAACATAACCTTTATATCTCTTATAGTCAATATCGTTATCAAACTTACTATTTTTACGCAGAGATTTTAACTCTTTTTTCTGCTTATCTAACGGAAGATGTTGATTGTGTGCTTCAGAATTAACAAATCCAGAAATACTCAATTCCAAAACTACATTTTCGTGTTTAACCGGAACATTATCTATTGGATCATCATAAGATTTCAACGGCCGGATTTCATCGACTTCAGCATCAACTAACGGAGTGATTTCTGAAACAATGGGTAACTCAACATCTCCTATGAACATTATTTCTGTACGAAAGTTCGTTGTCTCCGCCCGAAATGATACACATAACGTGCATAGTCATCAACTGTTATTTCATCGGGAACTACTCCGACATATACTTCATACTGATTATCAATGATTAGATTCTCTATCCCAAAAACAGAGCCATCGTTGAAAAAATCACCGTCATTACTTGGTTTTACAACAATAATATCATTGTTATTATCGTCTGCATAATGACTATAATAATCACTTACAGTTTCCTCTGTAAAATTCGCAGATGGAGCGAATTCAAACTCCGTCTCTTCATCAAATTGATACCGGACAACAGAGAATCCACGATAAACAGACGAATCATTCCCATTAACAAAACGAACTGTTATTTCATCATTCTCGTTGGTATGTCCATATCCATCATTAAACGAAAGTTGAGTAGAACCGATCTCACTCCACGTTCCATCATAATATTCTAGAGTCGCTTCAGTCTCATTATACGTATTTCTGATGAGAGAGTTAGAAATATACGAACCATTATCTACAACTCTACTGTCAGAATATAGTCTCTCATCATCTGAATTGAACAGACGACAAATGGCGACTTGTTGAGATTCGTGTCTTTCTTCTAACTCGTCATACTCAAAAATAGTCTTCTCGGTAAACGTATAGAGATCAACGTCTCCATCTGCTGTAGAAAGTGTATAACTTGGACTATAATCAACTATCTCAACTTCAGAAGGAAACGCGACGTATGACTCTACCGGAGTAGCATCATCATCAAATGCTGCGTTACGCAAAGAATCGGGTGTAGCTTTTACCGCTGAACGATAATCATTTCCATCTAGGAAACGAACTTCAATATTGCCTTCACGCATTTCCAAACTCGGAAACGTGGTAACATTCGCTGATTCAACTAACGCATATCCGCTATCGCCAGCAGATTGGAACGGAAATTCGGTCCCATGTCGAGAAACCATTGAAAGAACAGCATCTTCTTGTTCAACAAAAGACTCATCTTTTTCGTGAATCTTCTCGTTAAGAATGAGAGAATACGAACCCGCTTCCAAATCAGCAGTCAACTCAAAAACTTGTGGAGGTTCATCAACAAAATTCCTCTCAACCACATCTTTTGATATAGAAGTATCTTTCTCTGTAAGATATGGCACATCAATATCACCAAACCAAACCATCAATTACATCCTCCGATCCATTTCTTTTTGTTGTTTTTCTTGATTCTTCTTCTCTTCTTTCGCTTCTTCCGTGAGAATACGTGAGAATTCAAGATATTTTTCGTATTCAAAATCCAATAAGTCTTCGTGGCCGATTCCATATTCCTTCATCAAACGATGTTCTGCATATGTACTGTAATTATCTTTGCCACGAATGGATTTCTTGATTCTACGTAATCTCTCTTCTGCTGATAACGGAAGAAGTTCCTTTTTTAAATCTCGCTTTACGTCTGAGCGGCTTGCCGATTCATCTCTTCCTCGCTCAATACTGTGCCGATCCCTAACTCGTTGAAAAAATCGGAAGCAGTACCGCCGATTTCATCTTCAGCAGCTTGTTTAATATGCTTGAATTCTAGTGCGGGGAAGTCTTCAATATCATCAATATCAAGGACTTCATCACACGCAAGCGAAATAGTTTGAACCGTTTCAAGTAGAGAGCGTTCCCACATTACATTTTGTAACGCAGACATTCCACCCGAATCGAGAATCGCTTGGATGATTTCACTCTCTTCTTCGAGAGAATCCATCTCCCGTAGATCTTCTTCGTCAACATACTTCATAATCATGTCCATCTGCATATTCTGAACATGACGAACTGTACGGAGAGACGGATTACCCGTCATCTCATATTCTTTACCACCTAACTCAAACGTTTCAGACATATTTTATTGCTTAACTCCACGTAATATCGGCAGCAGGATCACTTGAAACACTATCACTAATGAGGTCAGTCGGACTCATCTCAAACGGCAGTTCGGGGAACTGAACACCACTAATGGTGAACGTCGTACCATCAATATCGAATTCAAAGTCTTGTGGCGTGTAATCCCGAACCTTACTTGCCATATCGAAATCACTATATGTTAACGTAACGTCAACAGTAATTTCACGGTCAACGGGAACAAGAGATGAAATAAGCGTATCTCGATCGGCATCGGGATCTTTCACAACCGCAATGTCGTTTGAAATACTGAATTCTAACGACTCAACTGCACCATCAAGCGGTTCTCCACCATACGTGATATTACCCAAATCAGCATACTTGAATGGTTCAGTCGTATCTTCAGCAGCGTGAGAACCATCCGTGTCAACGTAATCATCTACAACCCAATCAGTTCCGTCAGCAAAGATAAACGAACCATCAACCTCAAACGTCGCATCTTCATCAACGGAAACCGTTACCTCTTCTCCAACGCCCCCGAGAAGACGTTGGAATTCATCATTATCTTCGTCAATATGACCAACCTGAATCGACGGAACATCATCAGACGTTCCACCAATCTCACCTGTCCAAAACTGAAGAAGTTCAAAATCATTCTGTGGATGATAGGTAATATCCGATTCCCACATCTCAGAATGTTTGACATTAATCTTCTTGGACAGTTTGTTGGCCGCATCATACTCAGGAAGATAATCAATCGTCTCTTGCTCTACACCCTGAGTCGGACTCCAACTTGTTCCGAGTCCGAACCATTCATAATCAAAGTCTTCAGGAAGTTCAGTTGCGAAATCGGTTTCTTCACCGTATTCCACAGGCTGCGCCCCTCTGACCACATTATCTCCGGGCATTATTTACTCACCTCTTTATCAATAATCGTATTCATAATAACTCAATTAATTTTAATGGTTTCCACGAGAAAATCCTTATAGCGAGAATACCGAAGATGTCCTTCGGTTTCTCCGGACTCGTTCACTTCAGCAGAACCATCTAAACTGTTGAAGGTCCAATCGCCAAAATACTCTTCACCATTGGAATCTAAGGAATCCCAATATTCGGGTATAGCGTCGTCCACATCACCCGTTAAATCATATACATCATTAGAAGAATCAGCAAAAACAACAACCCGGAGTACAACTTCTCGTAATTTCACATCCAAATCTACGGATAACTCCGAGTCTTCAGATGAAACAATATCTACAATAGCGCGTGGAAATTCATCATTTACAGATGACGGTGGTGATCTAGGCCAAACATTCGGTACTCCATATTCAGAACTTTCAGACCAACCATTGACATTATCTCGACAAAGACGAACCGCGCCTTGAATAAGCCGAGTGTCAGAATTGTCTAATTCAACATCAGACATATTCAATCAACCCTAAAGTTCTGAATCATATCTTGTAGTTCTTCTATCATGTTACCCCTATAAGAATCCGAATGTTGCCTTGCACGAGATTTCACACCATGAAGTATTCCTTGTGCGGGGAAATCAGCACCAGTTGCGTTAATCATCTGTGTGTTCGGGAGCATTACATATTTAGCGTGGTCTGCCTCATTGAGAATCCAAACTTCGTTGTAATCAATAGGCATGATGTACCACGAATTTTGATACTCCCCGCTGTCAACGGGGGAAGTATCTTCCAAATCTTCTTTAACTTCTTCTGCCGTTTTACGCAAAGCGTTATTCGTTCTACGTCGTACAGAAGTATCTATCTCTGTCAAACGATTTTGAATATCTCCCGGCGTGTCGCCCACATACTCTACGTCGAATGACGACATCAGACTCCCACCATCTTATAAACGTAGATATATGGTCTTCCTTGACCAATCTGATTCGTACTAATCCGGTCTACAATCCATTCGTAATCCATAGGTTCGTACTGTACCTTATCGCCATTCTGAGCAATACTATCCGTACTATACATGATTGCTTCAGTATCATCATCGAACCCATAGTCTTCCATCATCTCAGCAGATGGAGTAGTATAGAGACGGACCGTATGCGAATCAGAAACTCCTTCAATCCCCGAGGAATCTATAAAAATTGGGTCATCGGGGTCATCCGGATCTTCATTATCCATTGGAGTGATAATGACTTCTTCCCCAAATTCCGAAATCATTGCCTTTGCACCGGATTCAACAAACGTCATTGTTGAACCCAAAACTTATGTAAGTCAATCTTGCGATTCACTCCATCGTGTTTGACGGTAACAACCTCATTCGGAATTTCCGGTGGACGAGAACCATCAACTTGACGAAGTGCCATATTAGTACGTTGTTCTAATTGACTCCGATATTGACTTGCATCAATATATGTCTCAATCTCCCTATCACGAAGGCGTGTAAAGGTCAACCACGCACCAAATGACAATTCAGCAGTCCACGCTATTGCAGCATTATCAAACGCACTTTGGTCACTTTCTTCTAAATTCCTCGCAACGTCATTCAAAAGTGGAGTGACAAAACGTTCTGCTGTCTGAGCAATCGTATCGTCCGGAATCTTACTCGCATCTAATCCTGCTAATGCCTTCCGAACTTCATCTACTAACTCTTCATCAGTCAACGAAATCTCAAGTTCTACAGTCATAAACAGAATTAGATATAAGAATTATTTACTCAACGATCTTGATAACGGCCTCTGGCTCCTCAACGTGCCAGTTCCGCATCGTCCACCATTGAACGACATTGGCCTGTCGCTTGGGGTCTTCGTATTCTTCGGTTGCAATGTCCTGCTTCACAACCTCAACACCGTATTGGTTGCTATCAATGAAGTACCCTTCAGCAGAATCACTCGGCATAAGACCGGAATTGTCTTCCATAACATCCATGCCAGCGAAACGACCAATCGCACCCTCTCGTGTCATCTCGTCACCGAGATCGGAAGCACGCTGGTAGTTGTCGCTGTTGGAAATAACACGCTCGCCCTCAGTATTAAGGACGAGCATATCCGGATTATACTGATCGTCTTTCATCAGCTTCTTTGCGTACTTAGCAAGCGCGAATCCGAATTCGTCAGCATCACCAACATCAGAAACAGCAACCGGACTCTCCGGGTGCTGATTATCAGCATTACTGATATGTTCGAAAGCCTGCATATTGATATACTCGTTGAAACGACGGGCCGCTTTCTCAGTCTGACGTGCAATAACATCAAAGACGGAGAATTCCGTCGCTTCCCATGTAATCTTCACCTCGAAACCGTGCTTCTCAACAGTCACTTTCTGCGTATCGATATCTTCCTCGGTACGCGGGAATTCGCCACCCTCTGCAACACGACCGGGCATGGACATGACGGCCTCATCCTGAGGCAGTTCCCACGTCCGACTGGGGTGGTCTTCAGGCATCTGAATCGTCTCAAAAGCCTCATTCCAAATAAGCGGGTAATCCCGCTCTTCGTTAATAACGCGACGAATCCGCTGTTCCGTCAGAACATCCGTAGTAGTAACATTTACCATATATAATCACCTAAATTAAAACCTTATATTTTACTTCAAGATGAGGTACAGGTCATTAGCCTCATCAGCAGTCTTCACAACCGGGTGGTCGCCCGCTGCATCAACTTCGTACCCACCCGCGCCATCTGCCTGAACACGGTCGCCGGGGGAAGCATCTTCAACTTCAACAGCAACCGGAAGTCGGTCAACGTGGACAGAGTAATAATTATCATCTCCACGCTCGTCCGTCAGACGAACGGTATCAGACTCATCAGCAACGCCGAGAACGATACCAAGAACCTCGTCTCCGGCTTCATAATCGGAGCCCTCCATCGGCTCGATATATCCTTCTTCATTGATATCAACCGGCGTTCCACCCTCAATAAACTCAGCTTCGGGGTCTGCCGGAAGAGGGAGGGTTCGACCCGCCTCAAATCCGGTATCGCCAGCATCAAGATTCTGTTCAGCAAGTTCCGCAGGACTAGTAGCACTAGGCATAATTAAATCACCTTATAAATTCTTTACGCGAAAACGCTCTCTTCTTCGTCGCGCTTCCGGACTTCTCCAAGCCCTTCCTCTTCGATATCATCCGCAAGTTCCTCCCAAACTCCACCACGTCGGCGGAACTGGTCAGAAGCGACCTTCGCCTTCTTAGAAAGTTCCTCAGTCTCGGTTTCGTCTCCACCGTCTCCGCCATCAACAGGAGACTGGAAACCAGCACCCGGATCGCCGGAGTTTGGCGCGGGGGCCGAAGACTCTTCAAGAGCCTCATACTTCTCTTGAAGCTCTTCAAACTCAAATCGGTCTAAGAAATCGTCCTCGTCAAGAACATCGTTGTTCTTGGCAAGTTCCTCAGCGTAGGTCGCCGCGACCTCATTAATATTCTCGTTCAAAGTATCAATCTTCTCTTCTTTATCTTCAACCTCAGACTGAAGCTCTTCAATCTCCGACTCCTTATCTTCAAGAGTCTCCTGAAGCTCTTCAACTTCGGTTTCAGTCTGTTCAATATTCGATTCAACTGCAATCGTCAGTTCCTCAGCTTCAGCATCAGCAGTAAGAGCCTCTGCCTCAAGTCGCTCAAGAACTTCCTCACTAATTCCATCAGTCATAGTTTGTATTACCTATTAACAAAAACCGCAAATCCCACTTCATCATCCTCGCTTAACACTCAGACGGACTCATCTAGTGGGTCTACCGAAATATCTTATTTAACGGACTATTCCGCTCGGTCGATTCCGAATATTCCTTATCCTTATATCGTTTATCCAATTCCGAGTATAACATCTCCATCTCATCATCACCCATCGATTTATAAATACATTGAGCAAGTGATGCATAATCTGTATCCCGTGATGGATTAAACGCATCTACGAGAGACAGACATTCAGACTTCGTTAACTCAGAATACGAAGACATTTGAGAAGCGGTTCTCAATTCTTCGCGGGAATATTCATCAGTATTATGGTCGCTCATTTCTTCTTCCACATCAGCGTCAAATTCTTCATTTAATAACCTCCCGGCCATTGCAAAAACACTTTCATACGTGGATTGTGGAACATCCGCTTGCTGTCCACGACCCCCACGAACAGCAACTAATGCATTTCTGTTGAGATTATCAGTCCCCGGATTAACAACCGGGAACAGTCTCAAACCCCGAATATCATCAGCATCCGGATCTCCAAGAAGACTGTAAGATGCAATATCTTCTTTTTGATTTTCGGTTAAATCATCAACAGAATTTGCATCAATATCAAGTGCATCAGTATAGAAATCAAGAGTATCGGCGGGGACGCCATCCCATGCAACTTCTTCCGTTCCACCATAATCAGGCCGGCGTGCTTCGGAAAGTTGCATTTCCTCTACTTCAAAGTTGCCATCTTCCATTTCATCGCCATCCGTTTCTCTCAATCCTTGTAAGAATTTATCGTGAGTTTCACACGGCATATACCATGTCTCACCATCTACATCACGGGTATGAGTGCCTTCACATCCGAAACGATCAGCAGCACCTTCAGCACCTTCTCTATCATCATACATCCACCGTGCATAGTCTACATTTTCTTGCAACTCTTCTATCGAATCCTCATCCATGATGGATTGATATTCCAAAACAGAGTCATCATCTTCTCCAAAGGATGCTTGTAGCTCTTCAACCGATAACTCATCTGTCTCACCAAGAGTCAGTTCATTAGAACCAGCAGCACCACGGCGAACTACAGAAAGGTTATCGAAGTCGCGGATTGATTCGGGGACTTTTACTCCTTGGATTTCTTCATGTGCTTTACTATGCTTGATTCGTGGACTGACTTCTAACCAATCCCGTGCAATTTTTTCTGCTAACTCATCATCATCAATTGCACCACGATAAATAACACCACGTCCCTCTTCATACTTCGCTTCATCAACTTCACCTATCTTCATATAGGCATCTTGATTTTCGTGGTTGACAACAATATCCTTTCCTGCAAGAGTCTCTGCCGCCTCTTCAAGAACTTCAGGACGCCAAAGTTTCGGTTCTCCCGACGCAGACCCCACGGTTATATCATTATCGCCTATCGCTAAACCATAGATTGGATATAAACCATCATCATTTAATTCATCTTCTAGAAAACCACGATTGCCTGTATTTTCTACCATATTATCCTCTCACCAAATTAGATTGTATTTCTTGAACAGCAGCGTTTTCCTCTACTGTTTCGCCACCTCCATCTCTATCTTCTGTACTAGCTGGTGGACGGGAGTAGTTGGTGCCATCTGGTCCAACATTATTCTCGTCGGAGTTGTTACCGTTAGGAATGTCACCTTCATCTACATTATCTTCGGGGACTTCATCATCTTTCTTCGCTTCATCCACGAGATTGAGTGTACTTGGATCTTCGCCCACCACAAGACCATTTACTTCATCCGCATCGTATCCCAACTCTTCTGCTTTTTCTTCAATAACGGGAGTCCATTCTTTTTCAATCTCATTTCTCGCCTCTTTCACCTGCTTTTCAAGACGTGCAGACTGAGAACGAGAAATGAATTGGTTAACGTCAGAAGTGAAGGCTCCTAACGAATAGAGTGGCATTGGCATCTCGGAAATAATCCAATTGAGATCCCAATCAAGAAATTCGGTAATTGGTGCAACTTCACCTTCAACAGTATCAACACTCAAGTCTCCTTGAACACCTTGTTTCATCCCCGGTTCAAATTCAGACTGAGAATGTTCATTCATGAAGGAACCAATTTCTTCAGGTTCCCACGGATTATCTTCAGAGCCGAATTTGAAGAGTTGGAATGGTTGTGAGACAGACTCAATTGCCTTATCGTTATCGTCTAACTTCTTCAGCAAACTATTAAGTCTGTCTTCAACTGCTGCAATACGGGACTCACCAAAAATACTTCCAATGTCGGAGTCTCTATCAAGTTTTAAAACTTCGTCGCGCGTGAATGGAATGTAATATCCTTGATCACGTCCTGTGATTACATCATCAATCTGAACGTATGCAGCAACATCGCCATTGTCTTTTTCATAAAAATCACGTTCATCAATAAGACCTTGAATGATACCAGAAGCATCTCGACTATGTTGCTCGGAATCGTAATCCGGTGGAAGGAGAACACTCTGTCCCGGTTTCGTGAAAGCACGAACCGTTTCAGGTTTCATCAGTTTGAAACCATACAAGTTACCATCTTCATCGGTAACTTTCTCACAGAAAACAGTCCCCTTAACCTCTCTCTGAATCTGTGCCTTCTTTAGAAGGAAAGAAAAGTCCTTGTCAATTTCACCACCGACAATAGATGAATGTTCTAACCAATCTTCTAACTCTTTTTTCAGTTCTTCATTTTCGGTGTCAATATAATAACCGGGACCAACAACCTCCGAAGCAAAACTCCGAATTGGGTCACGGATGATGGATACCTCTTTATAAATCTCCCAATAGCGATCCAAGTCTTCTTTTTCGGGATAGTGTTTATCCACTTTGCCCGAACGGACAACACGGTTGTAGCGCGTGGACCTTCCTTGTCGGAAACCATCAACTGAACGAGCCTCTGGCTGACCAGAAGCACGTTGTAACTCTTCTACAACTGTCTTGCTATAATCTTGAATCGTATCTCGGATACCCATATTTCACCTACTCAAAACTGTAAGCGCGTCGTTTATTTCGTTCACTTACGTCATAATCATTTGAACTGTTGAAAGAATAGAACTTCTTTTGCCTCTCAACATATCTATCTCCGGACTTTGCTGCGATTGCCAACGCGAGAGAGTCGGCCATGTCATCATGATCTTCGCCGGGTGCATAGATTTTCATATTCCCTCTCTGAGTATTTTCATACTCAATAGTCCGAAGTTGAGAAAGTAAATCTTCTCTATCGGGAATATTCAATTCTCCCTTCTGCATCTTGTTCTTTGTTTGGTTGTAAATAGACTCCTTACTACGGATTGTAGTCCGGAATCCCTCGACTTGTTTAAACTCTCTTTCAAATCTATGCACAGTACCTTCGCCAAGACCATTTTCTTCAATATAGACAGAAATATAATTTCTATCTCGTGAATTTATCTTAGAACGGATCTCACGTTCAAGCTCCGGAATCTCACATTCATCAATTGTCTGTATATCAAAGACATTATCTTCATCATCCACAGACGTTAACACCGCTTGGTCATCTCCGGTTGTTGCCGGATCAACGCCCATATACGCAGTCCGACCAACTCTATCGGGATAGACTACATTTTGAGGCAGTTCTTCATCACGCGCCCATTCAAGCGAAGCATTGATATCCCGGTTCTTGAAGAACGCATTCTTCTTATCTGTGAATTGACCAAGAACCTCCCGTTCAAACTCCATCTGCGTCATGTCTTGACGCCATTCCTTAATCTGCCAAGATGGAATATCAGGATTCTCCATCGAAGTAACTTGCTTTGTTAACCACATATCAGAAACTTCTGAATTATCGTGGTCGGGATTGAAACGAGTATATAAATAACCCTCTTTACCCCACGGAGTTGAAGCGATCATCATCCGTCCTTCCTTTGTCGCCTGCATGGGGGAGATGACTGACGTAAAAATATGACGGTCAATAAATGCCGCCTCGTCAATATAAGCAGAATTGATAGTCAATCCGCGAATTGTCTCTTCAAGTGCGGGGAGTGCCATAATCCGACTCCCGTTTTTTCCAATAATACGAGACTTTGTAATATCTTCAAGCCCGTAATCATTGGGATTATCAATCCACTCTTGAATTTCCGCTTTTAACTTTCGGAGGAAGTTTTGTGCCTGTCGTGCGGTTGGAGCGACGAGTAGTATTTCTCTACCCGGATACATCGTAAATTCGTGTATCGCCAACCACGACATAATTGTAGTCTTACCACATTGCCGACCCGAGACAAACGCAATCCGTTCTTTATTTGAATCTAAAATCTCTTGCTGATACGGATACGGAGAAACGTCTAAGATTTTCTCTATAAAGAGTGCAGGTGACTCTCTTAATTTCTGTTGTAACTCAGGCGTAATATCCATAACCAAACCTCAAATAGACTATTCTAAATTAGTCTTCGTAAATCGAATCAAACAACGTCATATTTCCTTCAGTCTCGGCATCCATCAACCAATGTTGTGGTTGCGATTGGACCTTACACGCAGAAGCACGAACAAACTTCGGGTCCATTGGTGCTATTTCTGCATTATATGTTTCAAGAGCGACATTCTGAAATTCATCGAGGATTACAACATCCTTCCGAAGTCCCCGAATATTTCCTCTCTCAAGACCGTAATAACTTCCAAAATCGAACGTTGGATGTTCACCAAACAATCTCTGATATTCTTTCTTCAAACGAGAAGACATTGTTTTTGTCGAAGACAAGAATAGTATATCAAAGCCAGCCTCTGAAAATCGTCTTGCCTCACACAACATCAGCGTCGATTTACCCGAACATCGTTCTCCACGGAACAATTTTGCTTCAGACCACCAATCGCTCAGAAACTCTTTCTGATAATCTCTCGGTTCAAGATTCGGGAATTCTTTATCCATCTTCCATCTCCTTAGAGAGACTTTCAATCAGAGTTTCCGCTGCTTCTTCTGTTTTATCATTGTCGCGGTCCATAATGCCAAGGTCCTTGATCGTCATCCTGCTCTCACGAGAAAGACGGTCCTTAGTAATCATCACAGTATTTTCTTCTTCTTGAGTAATCATACCATGATCTTCATGGAATCCAATATCCTTCTCTTGCGTAAGACCTTTCTTCGCAATGTACTCATCAGCACGACGGCGTTGATGTAAGTCAACCGCGACTTGTCTTACCTTTTCTAAGATGGAGATATCGTCTTTATCGTAATAAGACTTCTCAATCAAGTCGTCCGTAATAGCATCAATCCACTCTTGGTCGGGTTCTGGAAGAGACTTGTAATAACCACCACGGTCTGTATAAAGTCCGTGTTTGTAATTGGGCTTCCAATCACGCTCGGAGTCACCAGAATTCGTGTGGTAGCCACACTTACCATCAACTTGTGTAGCAGGACGATCACAATGACCATCCTTCGTGGTTAACGGATGACCACAAATCTCTTCCTCATCAGACATTGTTTAGTGTCTTCCGGACTCGTGAACATCAAGAGATGTAATGTGGTCGTAAGCGATAACGTGTTTCTCTTCGTCTTTGTCAATCAAAACATGACAATCACGAAGTTCGGTATCGTGTAGATGAAGTTCAAAGGTTTCTCCGTCGCACGTATAAACCATCACTTCGCCACACGCATCGAGATAACTTTCAATACAGTCTTTATTCATCGTTAGTAATTAAGGATTCGCTGACGGCTTCTTCAAAGTATTTTTCTTCGTTGAACTTAAAATCTCCATTATCAGAATGTGTCTTTATATAAGAGAAGAATGTGTCTTGATCAACTTCAACATCTTCTCTTTCTAGATTTTCTAAAACGCGAGATGCCATTCGCATAATACGAGATTTTTCAACTGGACGACGCTTTGCCCCATCAACATCACCACACTCACAATACGATTTCTTTACGGAAGGATGACCAGAATCTCCCGAATCATCAAACCAATCGAAATCTACATGGGACTCGTATTCAACGTGACGGGTTACAGTATCCGGCAGCGTGTGGTGGGGAGAGCTATAAGTCTTTAAACGTCTATAACAGTTTTTACAAATCGAAGTATTATCTTCAATCTTGTTATAAAATACAGAATCTTTGTCCAGTTGTTTGTTCATAATTATACTATACCCTACTTATCGCAATACACTCGCGCTCTTCTATAATCTTCTTCCCTATGATGAGGTCCAAAAATAGACACCACGAGTGGGGCTTGCAACGTTCAGATTATTTCGTTTCTTTTGTTATGTAACCTTTGGAGGTGCTTACTTATAAACCTTTCGTTTCAAACTTACTTTGATATAAAACCACAAGAAATAAATTTTATTTTTTCAGAGTTGACCGCCATTAATCCGTATCGGCTCAACATCTTCCATCACTTTATCTTCGGTGGTGAACCAAAAGATACCACAAGAACCACCGGATGCTCCTTGCGACTCAGCAAACGTGGAAGGTGGTGATGGCGAACCAGTCATTACAACAGGAATTTCATCACCCACTCGTTCAATCAAAGTCTTATGATAATGAGAACGGAGAAGGATATCAAAGCCATAGGCCATATAATCGTCTTTTACCCGATTCTCACCACTACTCGTTCCAACATGATTCAAATACTTTTGACCATGACGAGCGAGATAATCCCATCCACGAACGGTGAATTGAACAACACCAGCGGGACCGGCCTTGTCGATATTCACGTTATCAGCGTCCGAATAGTGAAGTGCTGTCTCAATAAAATCGTACAGCATCATATCAAAGTTCGTTGTGCTTTCTTGATCGAGACGGCCATGATTTCCGGGGACGCATTGAACGTCTACGTGTTCAAATTCTTCGGAGAGTTTAAGGATTTGTTCAATATAAGTATT